CAAACCTTACGCCTTGTGAATAGCAATTGGAAATTGGCCGTAAACAATGAAGGTTTTGCAAAAATTTCGAAATTGCTGTCCCTTTTGATAGGGGCAGGTTTAGTTAGCGCATCTTCCATGAATGCTGATGTTGCTGGCCTACAACTATTTTCGGAGTTATCTGTTCCAAAGCATGTGAGTGCATTTGATCTAACTGATGCGGCACTCAATACTGTTACCTACTTCGTTGAAGGTGGTTATGAAAGCATGCGAACTGGTTCCATGAAACCTTTATTATATGGAGAGCATGAGATGCGAAAATTCGATGAAGATTATCTCAAATGTCGAAAATTTGCAGATTATGCACGACCCGGAAATCTTGCAATGTTATCTATTGATGAAAATGATTTGGACAAACTCTATGCTGATACCATTGATTTGGGAAAGCGATTGTACAGGACAGTTAAGAGTAGTCTAATAAAGAAACAATTGCAGGATCGGCTGACCAAACTACAGGATTTACAAAGCACATTCCAACAGTATCGTCAATCAGGAGGTATACGTGAGAAACCTTATTGTATTGGCATTTATGGTACATCCAGTGTTGGCAAGTCAACTATTGGCCCGTTGTTGATGGTTTCCAGTTTGGTCTACAATGGATTTCGCGCAGATGATGAATCGATGATTGTATTGAATGAGCACGACAAATACATGTCGAATTATAAATCATCGATTAATGGAGTATTTCTCGACGATGTTGGCAACACAAAGGCCGATTTTGTTGAAACAGCTCCCACTGTCCGCATTTTGGAGTTGGTTAATAATGTCAAAATGTACGCCAACATGGCTGAAGCTGAATTGAAAGGTAAAGTTTCGATACAACCGAAAGTTGTCGTATGCACCACCAATGTAAAGGATTTTTGTGCTCATACCTATTCAAATGAGCCCGTATCCATTGCGAGGCGTGCTGATATTATTTTAACCGCAACCGTAAAACCACAGTTTGCTGAGAACAATATGTTGAGTACTCGCTTAGTGGAGGAATTTTACGGTAAAGATGATATTCCTGATGTACCCGACTTATGGCACTTCAAAGTTGAAAAGGCATATCCTATTCCCAGTAAAACGAGAGGAAAACCTGATGATATTGGTTGGAGAACATTAGTCTGGAATGGTGTTGAAATGAATGGTGTCGATATTTACACAGTAATGAAGTTCGTTAATGCCGATTCTAAAAGGCATTTTGGCGAGCAGAAGCGAATCGTTAAGAATAATAGTCATCTAGCTAAAAGGATGGCATTCTGCGAAGGGTGTAAATCTCACAAGTCAATTTGTATGTGTGGCGATATGGAACATGTTGTTACATATGTGGATACACCAAAACAGAAGACCGTTGTCCCTCTTCCAAAGAATTGGAAGCCTCCAAATGCTGCAGAGCTTGCCGAGGCACGTTTTGAAGAAGAATTGAGGAAGAAGCCACGACCATATGTAAATCATTCTGGAGAGTATGTGCGTAGAAAGGTATCGGATTTTGTTAATTCTTTTTCCAGTGATTACTCTTGGGATGATGTATTTAGCCGTTTGGAACAGTTTACCAACCCAGTTTTGCTAACTATCGCGAATTGGACTCCATCTCGATTTTTTGAGAATAGGGGTGTTCGCATTTTGTATGCTTATTGGTATGGTTATTTTCCTCGCTACGTGCAATATCTTGGATTGGTCTTGGCTATTTCTTTCACCATGTTAGTAGGGGCAATGCTTCCAAGACAGCTGCTTTCACTAGTTTACATCGTATTTGCTTTCTGTTGTGCTAGAGCTTATCTGTGGCTTGTTGAGTACAATTTACTAATTCGAACCACTCGTGATACGACTGTTGGTGAGCGTCTGCATCGCATTGAAATGTCTACCAAAATTAAGTATATTCTCGCGGGAAGTGCTTTATTGGCGACAGCCTACATGATGTGTCGTAGTTACAAATCGGCTAAAGGAGTTTTCGGCAATCAGGGTATGATGCATCCTACACAAAAAGAGATAGACGATCGTGATGCCAATGATCTTACCGACATAATTAAGGAGGAGATGAATTGGGCCAATTTGCATGTAACGAGTGTTCCTGTTTCACACAAGAGCAAGACGACAACACATAGCGATCTGAAGAAGATGGTGCGAAACAATTTAACATTCATGAGCACTACTATTAATGACACATTTTATGGAACAAATGCCTTTTTTGTTTGTTCTAATGTCATGCTCATTCCCCATCATTCTTGGGTAGCAGATGAGATGTTGTGTCAATTTACTCGACATGATCGCGATTCAATTGGTGGGAATTTTCCGAGTTATGTTTCGCGAAAGCACTCTGTGGATATTCCAGGAATGGATGCATCCCTTGTGTGGGTTCCAAATGGTGGTTCTTGGAGGGACCTCCGTGACTTTTTCCCACAAACGATGCCAGTTGGAAAGAACAATCCCGCCGAATTTATTTGGAAGGATCATAGAGGAATTGTCAAAACATCGCCAACAGCAATTAAACATTGTCAAGCAAAGAATGGCCATATGAGTTATCCCGGAGGTTATTACACATTAAATTTCGATACCATTGTTGGAATGTGTATGTCGCCTTTAGTCAGTGAAACTAAATCACCATACTTTGCAGCCTTTCATTTGGGAGGAATAACTAATACTCCTAAAGGCTGCGGAGGCACTATTCTGCGACACCAAATCGATACTGCAATGGCACAACTTGCTGCCATTCCATCTGTTCTTCTTTCGGCAAGTGCAGGAACATTGGAAACAGAGAAGTACGGTATTCAGTATATGACATCTAGTGAAATTCATGAGAAATCTCCTTTGCGACGATTGCCTATTCTTGATGGCAAATGCCCTAATATTGAAGTTTTTGGAACATGTCTTGGACGAGTGACATACTATTCAGATGTTGTCACTTCATGCATTTCGAAACATGTTGAAACCGTTTGTGGTGTTGCCAATAAATGGGGTCCTCCAAAGTTCCGCAAGGGAGATCCCTGGCATGCTTCGTTGCAACATTCATGTCAACCATCTCATGGTATTGAAGGGTCTTTACTCACTCGCGCATGTGATGATTATTTGAGACCATTTGAGAAAATGCTGAGAGATTATCATTCTTTGAGAAATAGTACGCGACCTTTGACACGTATGGAGGTAATCTGTGGAATTGATGGAAAGAAATTCGTAGATAAAATGCCTCCCAACACATCGGTAGGTTATCCTCTGTCAGGCCCAAAACGAGCTTATCTTACATATTTGGATCCAGAAATGTTTGAGGGGTTTAATTGCCCTGCAGAACTGGATGATATGTTTTGGAAAGAGTTCGAAAAAGCTGAGGAGATATATACTCAAGGAGAGAGATATTACCCGGCTTTTAAAGCCTGTTTAAAGGATGAACCAACCAAGTTGTCGAAGGATAAAGTGCGCGTTTTTCAAGCAGCACCAATTGTCTTGCAAATGATGACACGGAAGTATTTTCTACCAATTGCTAGAATCCTCTCACTATTCCCTGCATTATCAGAGTGTGCTGTAGGCATTAATTGTCAAGGACCTGATTGGGCTCATTTATCAGAACATATGCGTAAGTATGGCAAAGATCGTATATTAGCCGGAGATTATTCTAAGTACGATTTGCGTATGCCAGCTCAAGTAATGTTTGCCGCATTCCGCATTCTTATAGAGATTGCACGTATTTGCGGATACTCAGACAGGGATATCACAATTATGACTGGAATTGCAACCGATATATGTTATCCTGTTATGGCATATAATGGCGATTTGATACAACACATTGGGTCTAATCCTTCAGGACAAAACTTAACTGTGTATATCAATTCGGTTGTAAATTCCTTGCTCTTTCGTAGTGCATTTTACAATTTGCGAGGTGTAGAGAGCAAGATCAAATTTCGTGATATTTGTGCTTTGATGACCTATGGAGATGATGTTAAAGGTTCGGTGAAAACAGGTAACGATGATTTTAACCATTTGTATTGTGCTGAGTTCTTCGCTAAGCATGACATGGTTTTTACAATGCCTGATAAGGAGTCCGCCCCTACCCCATTTATGCGTGATGTGGACGCTGATTTTCTGAAA